CACATTATAGGGCGTGGCCGCGGTTCTCATACCCAGGTGAACGATTCTGACGTTTGCGGTACTGCTTGGTGTGGTCACAAACGTAATTGTATTGCTGCTGATCGAATAATCCATGGGGCTATACTTCACCACCCCATTCACGGAGACAAACAGGGTATTTGCATTCAGGGGTGTTTCACTCAGACCAAAACTATTCACCGAACCATTGGCGATATAGTGATCGGTAATGAGCATTCGGATATTTTGTACCAATTTGTTGGAGGAGATACTCGCATCAGGCACATACACAGGTGTCAGGGCGCTCTGCATCAAGCGGTAGACTACGTAGATATTATTTGTGCCCGAAGCTGGCGCAGCGGTGAAGGTCAGTGTTGTGCCTGAGGCAGCATAGGATTCAGTGGGTGTCTGGCGTACATTCGCCACCAGTACATCAATATCCACTGAGGCAAAGACTGAGCGAGACAACGTAAAGACCGTAGTTGCCCCGTCACCCGAAAACGTATCCTGATTCGCAGGCATAGAAATCGAACGTGTGGCATCGAACATATTTGAGGTCGATGAGCCAATATACGACATTACACAATCTCCAGCAGCGAGGCAATGGCATCAGAAGCCCCATTAGCCGAGGCCACAATTTTGAGAATATCATTGGCTTGCAGTACCACTTTTTGTTCGCCACCCACAACCACCAGAGTCGAGCCAGGGAGAATGGGCGCATCTGAGATGATCGAATAGTCCACTGAGGATCGTGTCAGATAGGCATTCGCGGTGATTGAGGATGCGCTTTTATTCGAGACAGTCAATCCGATCAGAGTGGTTTGTGTCGCCGCTGGGCAGGTATAGAGTGTATTCCCAGAAGTGACGATATTGGCGGCCACATTGCTTTTGAAAGTATTTGTAGACATAATTCTCCCTTACTTATTTATATGACTAACCCAATGCAATCGCCATCGCCACACCTGTTCCGGCAGGATCAAATTGTGACACCGCAGCTCCTGTAATCAAGTTAATCGTGGCATTTGCCAGCACAATTAAGTTATTCGTATTCGTAACATTGGCCGTATAGATATTTCCAGATGTGGTATTGCCCGACACAACCAGATCATTGAAACCGATATTATCAAGTGTCAGGAAACCATGAACCACCAAATTGCCGCCGACATACGCATCATTCGCTACATTTAATGCAGTGTTTGCACCATTGATAAGTAAGGTGCCATTGACTTGTGCGGTATTCGAGACATACAGACTCGTGCCATTGGCGGTCAATCGAAGTGACGTATTCCCCGTAAACTGCGGCCCATCGGTCAGAGCATTTGCCACAGTAATTAATTGCCCAGTGGCAATGACCCATTCGCCAAATGTATTCGCGGTGGTAACGTAGTTAATGGCCATGCGTAACTTCCTTTAGCTCGATTGATTCGTGTGAATGAATAGCCAGACTAGAAATCATGGCTCGCAGATCGCTCATCTCTTGCTCCAGACGATTCAGACGAGCCTTGGTATTTTGCAATTCTTTCTTCTCATTCAGAATTTTCTTGTGCGTGGCTTTATACGTATCCAAGGCATCACGATTGGTATTCAGCAGCGCACGATTATCCGTGTCTCTCACCAGGTCTGTATTTGTGACAGGTATTTGCATTGCTAGACCGATGGAGTAGCCACGACTCGTAGATTCCGAATTCTGGGAACCTTGGTAGACGTGGGATTGGTTGAGACCATCACAATCTTGATCGCAAAATACTTAAAGTTCGTGAAGCTCCCATATTGCACACTATTATCAGCCGCATTGCCTGTGCCTGGGGCATAGACATATTCCTTGAAATCGGAACTGTTCAGCGAGATATTATTATAGCCCTGAATGATCGTCATCAACTGATAGTCCCGATCATCAAAATTCGTGGTGGCATCATCAGAGGACAGAATCTTATAGTAGACATAGATACTGGCCTCAGAGGGACGATACGCATCCAGAAAAACACGGAAATCGCCTGCATCCATGCCATCAGCCAGGACGACTTTTCGAGTTATATACCGAGCAAACGCGGGGCCACCACTTGAGGAGGTTTCTCCCACAACTTTGGCATTGGCACTACCGCCACCACCAGAAATTGTGACCTCGGGGCTGCTGGTATAACCACTACCAGGGGTATCAACGATGATGGCGCTGATGGCATTGCTAGTGATAACGGCATACGCATTCGCTCCACTTCCACCACCACCACTGAATGCAATACTGACATTGGAATTGACATACGTCGAGGTCGTATTGGTCAATAACACCACAGTATTGCTCAGACCCAGGGTATTGACTTTGTTCTCAATCGCCAGCATACTCAACCGTTCCATATCGACCAGGGGAGAAATATCAGAATTGGTGCTAGAGAGATAGAGCCGAACCTTGAATGACTGTTGATTCGTGGTGACGACCCTTCGGCCCAGGGTATCATCAAAATACGTATTATCAAATAAATTGATGGGGATATACGCATTCGTTTCACCCGTGGCCAGTGTTGTCAGCCCATACGAGAAAATACTAGTATTAGGCAGCAGCAAGTTCTGCGAGGTCACATAGTAGCTATCGACATTCACATTTGCCGTGGGGACATTCTCAGCCGTGATGAAGTATTCTGTATTCGCGGTCACGGCCTGATAGACCGCCCTTATCAGACGGAACATTAGGTCTTGATTCTGTACCGCATCCCAGGTCGAGGCATTCTGAGACTTGAAGAACGAGCCCATGTATGGCTGTGTGGAGATCGTTCGTGCTGTACCCAGAATCGTTGAACCCACCTGAGAGATATACACCTCATACTTAATCGTATTGGCAATCAGCACCACGGCGTATTCTTGGCCTGGTTGCAGGGTCACAGGCCCATCAAACCGCACTTCTGTATAGAGTGAAGGATCATCCAGGGGCTGTGTCAGGGTCGAATCCGCAAACCGTTCTGATATCGTGCTTTCAGACACCACGGTAACATCCTTCGCGGAGACCACAATATCAGCCATCGGAATAATCTGCGAGGAATGAGGATAACCATTGACCACTGGGCGCAATTGCACTCTCACGGGAATGTCATCATCTTTACTCTTAAAGAGCAATCGAATCGCGGTCAACTGCACCCCATTCGTATATTGTACCTGATCCACTAAGAAGGTCTGAGCCACTGGGTCCCAATATCCAATGACAGCCTGGCCGACTACCTGAGATTCTGTTATTCTGGTTGAAACTGTTTGTTCATCTGACAATGAAGTTCGTGACAGATGCGGAGTCCGTGTCGAGAGAATGGTCTGTTCGCTGGTCTGGAGCAAGCCCTGGGCGAAATAGTGAGCATCACCGTTGGTTGATGAGGACGTAAGATCGCCGCTAGAGGTATCGGTCAATCTGAATATACGATCTCCTGTACGGAATCGCACATCATCGGTACTGGGAATCAGGAACGTCCCCGCCACATCACCCACAGGAGTCGTGACCATAGTACCAATCGAATATGTAGAAGTATTATCGGGCGTGGTTGTCCAGGTGCCCGTGGTCACTTGCTTCGTGGTCGTATTGTAGGCCGCAATCGTCTGATATTGCCCCAATCCTGTTCCTGAGGTAATATAGATGGTCTTGCCCACATATCCGCTAGTGGTATTCGAGAGCAACACAGTATTCTGTAAGGTCACAGTATTGGCCGAAGCTGCCCAGACTCTTCCTGAATAGTGATGGCTTCCGATGATCTTGGTATTAGCTCCGCTCGTGGTACCCACTAAGAACGTTGCATTGGTCGTTAGAATCGTGGAGTTTCCAATATTGCTATCATTGCTCCGAAGATTTACGATATGCACATTAGTTGTCAGGGCACCATTGCGAGAGAGAGCCACAATCGCATTAGCCCGAACTGTACTCGTGGCGGGTTCATAGATATTGACAATCTCACCATTCTGATACTTGTCAATATACTTCACGGTGGTATCATCGACCTCGATGATATTGGCTTTGTTCATATAGTTCTGAACAGCCTGACCATCGAAGAATCCATAGAGTGTAGTATTGGGTCTGAATGATTTTCCTACAAACAAGACTCCAGCAGTCCGAATGTAGGGCACAATCGAAACATCCACCACGCGATTGCCCAGTGATCGCGTGATTGCCTCCGTGGAGAAAATATTCTGAATTCCTGTTCGAGTCTGGCGTTGCGTAATATCAGTGATCGTGTTTTGAATAATATCGCCAAATTCTTGTGCGCCACCGTTACCAGGACCGAGCCATCCTCGATTGATAGGAACAATCGTTTCTTGTGAGACTATTGCGGTACCAGTCCATTGTGTTTGCCAGCCATTCCAGACAGTCCCGAACAAATCAGGAGCTGCTCGTCCCAGGGCCTGGCCCACCGCATTCCAGGCATCATTATCACCCTCAGCATTGACCAGCACATCAGGCACTTGATTCGTATCGACCCAGGTATCGGAAGAAGGATCAATTTGTACCTGTGCTAAGTACGAGACCACATTGAAAGGATTGATATTGATGGCCTGACTCGCCAGGGGCTGATCGATGAACGTGGATTCACTATAATCAATCGAGAGCAATTTACCTGTGCGCTTATAGTTCGTGGAGGAGTTCTCATTCAGGCTTAATGGGAATGAGGTAGACGTATAGGGAGGCCGCAATTCTTTTTGCTGCATATCAATCGAGCAATTGTAGTCTGATTTCGTGACATCCCCAATGCTATGACCTTTGAATGGATCAACCAAAATACCATTCTTGAATCGATTCAGCCCACTCGCATCATCCACGATCTCCTGATTCTTGGCATCTTGTTCCAGGAGACTCAGGGAGGTGTAGTATTCGAGATTAGAAATTCTCTTCTCCAGAATGCCCACATCACGCATCGTATACCGACGATTATCATGGTACTTGGTGGTAATATCTCTCGGTGAGAATGTATACGCAGGTAAGGACAGCGTATACAAGGTCATAGAATTTTCTTTATCTGCTGGCGGTGTGGGTGTTAGGGAAGAGACTCCACTCACCACTTCAAAGGTACGATCCTTAGTCAGAATCACCTTATCGATTCGAGGGAGATAGTAGCTGAAATCAGTTTCAAAATTAGTTCCAGAAATACCCAAAATTGTTTCATCGAACAACCCCGCGGCATCACCATTTTTCCTTCGGGCACGGAAGTCAATCACATCCCGCAATGGGTAAATCCGCGCGGTCTGTGTGGAGGTATAATTTGGAATATCTTCGTAGGCCGTATTCCCATCGATATAGGAATCCACGGTGAGATAGCCAGATCCTGTATGTTCATAGTAGTTCAGGAACACCACAGTATTACCACTGGGACCACGATAGCCAGGTCGAAGCACAATCGTGGCATGGTCATACGTATTATCTTTTTGACCATTCGTGAGTGTATAGTAATCGGTTAGATTGCTCGCATAAGCTAGATTTGCGGTGGAGGCAACGTTCGCACCACAATCATAGACTCCCGCCAGAGAAATCACATCAGCCGTATAGACCGACTGAGCAAAGTTCTGTGTTTGCAGACCACTGATCGCAGTATTATTAAACACCACATGGGCACCCAGACTTGAACCCGTGCCGCCCTGCTTATACCAAGTAATGCCTGTTGAGACGACGGTGGCTGTTCCTGTATCGACATTCGCAGTATTGGCTAGTTTGTTTTGTTTGGATTTCCGAATACTGCCCAGGGAATGAGCATACGGCAAATGTACCTTGACATAAACATCAGCAGTTTGTGTTCCACCATTAGGCACAGTGATCGTATAGGATGAGGTATTGCCTGCGGTTGTGACAGCAGCAGTGTTTGATCCACTGAAGAAATTGATGACCTGATTATTGGCCAGGGTACCAGCACTGGTTGTCACCACCAGAATGTTTTCCATGGCCACTGAACCCGAGAGCGGTGAACCATTGACCGCTGAAGTGATACCTGAGGCTGTGGTAAAGGAAATCACATTGGACGCAAACTGGAGCGAGTATTTCTTATGACCATAGTATTCTGAATTCGTGATCGGAGTACCACCCACTACAGAGGCATCACCAATCGCAAAGTTAGGTAGTGAAATAATCGAGCGATTGAAATCAGTATCGGTGATGAATGCGCCCTGATACGTATCCACAGAACTGGCATATTTGCTCGAAGTATCAATATCCATTCGAGTGGTGATCGTATTGCTAGAACCATAGACAAACGATTCGGCATCCGCAAATTCATAATCCAGGGAGAAGATCGTGGCCGTGGTGGGTGTACCGAATGAAAATGCCTGTGTCACCGTGGCGGTCTTAGTGGCACCCGCGTAATCGCTGATAGTGGCTAATTCGTTGTATGTAGTACCTGCATGAGTCACAATACGTAGAACCATGCCATTATAAGCATCATCTAGTGTTGAGGCATCAGTATCCAAAACAATCGTGGTCGATGAACCAGAGCCTGAGCAGTTGGCACTCCGACTGGTTAAGTTAGCATCAAAGGTAAATGCTTTCCAGATACCTGTATTAGTAGAGGACGCATTCGCCCCACTATCATAATCCAGCGAACGAATCCGAATTGTGCCGATATTCGTGGCTGTGGCGGTCGTGGAAGTCAGGGTATTGATGCTTGCACTATTGACGCAATGGATTGTCAGGGGCGCGAGTGTATCATAGGCAATCGGGCCATACAGCTTGGTCACATACACATAGTTTTGGTAATCGACAGTCAGGGGATAATTATAGACATTCGCCACATCCCGCGCCCGTTCATTAGCAATCGTGGTGGGGGAAATGGTCTCGAATTCATACCCCAGAATATAGGCTTTCCCTGTCTCCAGGATAATGTTATGAGCATTGCTATATGTAGAATGATCCTGCAAGGAAATCTGAAATGGACGCACGGTATAGCTACCCGATTCATCAAATGTCCGACGAGCCAGGGTATGCTCAAGTTCAGACAATTGCGGGTAGACAATCTTCTTAATCAGATCGCCGCTATCCGTCCGCATCAATTCAATGAACGCCGTGTCATCGGTACTCGTCAGAGATCGTTTGGCGAGTGTGAGAGTGAGTTGATATCGTGTCGCACCTGGGGCCTGATAGTTTGAGGCATCCAGGGCTGGATCGAGTAGTGAGGAATCGTTGTTCTCATTGATAATCGTCTCAGCGATTTCCAGACCTACACGATACGAGGGAATCGTGCTATGCTTTTCCAGAATAATAGTCTGAGCCGCGATATGAGCAAACAATCCACGAACAAAAAAGACCCCCTCACCAATCGAGCAGGTTGAACCCTCACCCACGGCATTGCTAGATATCGCGGTAGCTAAGAGCGAACCATCCTCAGTTTGAATTTCATCGTTGGCCACAAATCGCTGATCGACCGCCGAGACATACTTCAACATCAGGGTGGGATTAGCGGTAAAACCATCGCCATTCTCTGCGGCAATGACATACGCCCGAACACCACGACCACCGCTATCAATTACAAATTGACCGATGAAATCTTCGGCATCAATCGTCTCGCTATTGATATTCGTGGTTTTGACGATAACATAGTAAACTTCCTTGACCTCAATGACCGTCTGGCCACCATAGACCACTGAGCCTTCTTTGAAGATATGCTTCCCGAATCGTTCAAGCTGCCTCTGAAGACCCGTTTGAATCTGAGTCAGTTCACGAGATTGCACCGCATACTCAGGACGAAAGAGCAAGCGGTAGTAATCTTTATTCTCATCGTAGTCATCAAAATAGGGCGATTGCGAAAAATCTAGTGCCATAGTGTCCTCTAAAACGATAAGACGAGTTTAATGTTTTCTGCCTGCCCCTCGGCTCGCATAATTGTGGCTCGATTTTCTACATAGAGAAGATTGCCGCTGCGTGGGTGAAGATCAGGAGTAATCGTATCGACCACGGTTCGCTGAATCGCTGAGGTATTACCTTTCAAGATCGTTCCAATCTGAATGGTGCCTGATTGTTCGCAAACCGCCGCTTGATTCAGAAGATTATCCACGACTACGGCTTGGTACGTGGCATTGGCTAAATCAGTTCCCTGATAGACCACTTCATCTTTGGTATAATCAGTTCCAGTGGTCAAGATAATAGAAGTAGACTGAGTAATCGCGGAGTTTGCATTCGCCGAATCCACTTCTGTACTCTCATTATATTTATGCGGGGCTGTAATCAGAGCAATCTGGCGAAAATCATTATTAGCACTGACTTTACCATCTTCACTGGAGTCAGGTGAGCCAATCTTGATTGAGATCATCACGGTATTCGAGGACAGTTCTCTCGCGGGATTAAACGCATGTCCGCTCGGCGGTGACAGCACTGGGCGCACATTAGCTCCTGTTCCAATTCCTGTAATAACTACTGAGCAGTTCTGATACGTATAATTTTTGCCATGATTCGTCATGATCCCACTGGTCAAGACATTTCCCGTGAGATTTGCATTCGCGGTGGCTGCCGTACCATTCCCCACAATTGTAATCGTGGTATTGGTATTACTATAACCCGTTCCACCTGAGACCACGACCAATCGACTCACCGCACCACTGACTACATTGTTTGAGGAGCCGTAATAATTGATCGTCTGGCTCTCAGGCACAGGAATCCAGCTTGTAGTAATAAATTTGCTGGTGGGGGTGATCGCATACATATATTTCCAGACATATCCATCAGCCGTGGTGATGAACCCATTGTTCAGAATATAGTCGCCCGTGGGTTCAACCGTGGAGAGCGCATTATTGGCATTATCTAGACACCGATAGACGGCTCCTGCGGTGGTGTATACGTATTCCCCATTTGCGGCTAAGTACGGGGCCTCGGCTCGATCATCATAGGATGGGTAGACAGTATTTGCGGTCCAGTTATTTCTCCGAATCACCAGGGCCACATCGTTACCCACGACTCGTTTACCCCCGAACATATTATTCCAGACTGAGTAGGAGGTAATCAGGGTATTCGCCAGAGAAGGCGGAGAATCATTAGCATCCCAGAGTGAGGTGCGCCCAATTGTCAGATAGCCCACCGTGGCATCAGTTTCAGAGAATCCATCTGAGAATTGTTTGGCGTTATGATAGCCCAGTTGTCGATTTGTCAGTGTGGTCATTAGAGTGTTTTCCGAACAATTAAGGTCTCGCCACTTGTGTTGAGCGTGGCTGTATTTGCAACCCTCAGACTAGTATTATTTATAATAGTTGCTACAACCAGAACCATAGTATTGATCGTAATAGTCGAACCAATCGTCAGGGTATTGGCTGCATTGGCCACATTGAATGTAGTTCCAGTACCCACAACTAGATTCGAGGCATTGGTTGTTTCTACTGTGCCATCTAGCGTAATTTCACCTATGTAACTATCGGTGCTGAACAATTCATTTGCAGTTCCAATGTCTCCCTCAATCGCATATTCCCCGAACATCCGCATACCCGAGGGATGGATGAGGTCTAATAGCGTCTGCCGATATCGTGAGAATTCAACCTGAGACTGAATTACATACGAGAAATTCTGGTAATAGTTTCGTCCCTGCAATCGTTGGACTGAACTCAGCAAACTATCCGTGGTAATGAATTTACCAGGATACGTAAAGTTTGAATTCATCAGGTGAGCAATCGCAGTGGCTAATCCATCACCTGTTCCTGTCAGATCGACCAGGGGTGTATTCTGATACCCAGACCCAGGATTTGTGACAGCAATACTTTCAATCGCACCTGGGGCATGAGCGGCAAAGGCATAGAGATTTTCCCCATCACCCAGAATCGTATCCACAATCACATTGGCTCCAGTGGCAAGGGCATTCGCTGAGGTAATGGTGATCGCGGGAAGCGTATTCATGGTATAGCCCAGGCCACCGATGACATAATGACCCCAGACTCCGATTCGACGACCCGTGGAGGTTCTGTGCCAGGCTGCATTTACCGTGCAGTGGGTGGCATTCGTGATACTATTTACATAGCGGTATTCACTATTCACCTCAATGCGTTCACCCACTCGGAGATCAGTAACAAACGCTGTTCCTGTTCCGATAACTGAGATACCACTGAGTGAGGTATTAACCGTACCTGCAATGCGAGAGGGGAAGAATTCGACATGCTTAATACCATTGTTGGAGGAATGCACTTCCGTGACTTCCCCTGCTGCACCATAACCAAACCCGAAATAACCTGTATTTGCTAGAGGGGGAGCAAAGTTTAATTCATCACCCACGCGATAGCCCTCGCCGCCCGCATGAACATTCATTCGACCCAGGACACCCAGATTTTCAAGAAGAATAGCACCATTGGCGGTGGTATTGGCCGCAGTGTTGGACGTAAATGTCCATAACGGACCTTCGGCATCTAATGTCGGAGGTGTGGCGAATTCAAAGGTACTCGAAAGAATTTGTACACTATTGATCGGTCCCAATCCAGCCAATGCTCCAGGGGTCAGGGCATCCACTAATCGGGTATCGACATTCTCCGTGAAAGAACCAGGGAATCCATAGTTGCTGGTGTTGACCACGACGTTGGCATAGAGACTAATCACATCAGTATTCAGGTAGATCGTATTGGGGTGATAGAATTCATCCTTGTTGACTGTATCAATCGACATCGCTAACCCTGTATTCGGGGTTGAGATAATCACCACCGCATCACCAGATCGGAATCCCGCGCCACCATTCAGAATGATGATATTCGTAATGACCGCCTCATAGACCGAATCGATAATCGCGGAGGCAGCAATACTCGGTGAACCACCTGTGATGATAACGGGATCGCCGACGTTATATGAGGACCCACCATCCACGACCTCAATGTATTCGAGGATTGAGAATAGATCAAACTCCAGGGCAACGGCATCACCCTCACTATTAGTTGTGTTGGCTGAAACGGTCTCGCCCTGACGAAAGGTACCTGAGAGCGAGGAAATGAATACTTCTAGACTCTGGGCATTGCTCACGGTAATCAGACTAGATTGTTCAGAGATCGCGGAGGCATTGCTTTGTTGACCCGTGAACTGAATCATCAGGCTATTATCATTAAACTGAGACACAATCTCCCCGCTGCTATAGGCAAACTTGACCTCGACATTGCTACCAGGGGGTGTATTGAAGGTCACATGCGGATAGTTAGGGGAATATGTATACGCACTGGTACTCTGGAGAACATCATCCAGATAGACCGCAAACTCATCGCTATCAGTAATAACCTCGAATAAGGGGAATTGTGTTGCTGAACCATCACCCGTTTCAATTGAGAAGAACGTGGGCTCGAATCTCAGGGATTGCCGACGCACCCACCTACCATCTGAGGCTCGAAGCACAAAATGCTTGGGGTAAAAGAGATCAATCTCCTGGCCATAGAGGGCTCGAAAGAGAAATCGAAAGGCTTGCTCTGATCCCTTGGTTCGAAAGAATTGTTTCCCATGCTGAAGGAGAAACATCTTATCCGTAAAAGTCTCTTTAGGAAAGAGCGGTAGGAACTGTTTGCTGAAATAGTCCTCAAACTCGGTCAGGGTGCGATCCACATCCTGATAGTTTCGGAGATGCTTTCCAAAGTCCGTGGCTTTCCCTGACTGTTCTAGGTATTCATAGTAGGCTTCAATAAACGCCACGAATGTATCGTAATTCTGCTGAATAAATTCAGGTAGCTGCTGGCGAACCAGTGTTGAAAGAATACCGCGGCTAGTCATGATGCCTCATTACAGAGAACCCATCGGAGTCCCAGTGATGGTCAGGGCACTCACATCGGTTGCATCAAGCGTGATAATCTGATTTCTCTGGGCCTGTAGAATATCCTCATCAGCCTCAATTGATAACCGAATCTGCCCATCGGTCGTTTCCAATGAGATCGGCTTGAAGTTCGTCAGAGCAATCGTTCCATTGATATGATCGATAGTCCCAGCATTGGTATTAATCAGAACTTTTTGGGCCAGGTCATTGTAGTAGAATGTCCGAAGTGTTCCGAATCGTGCTGAAATGACCGCGGTAGCTGATGCGCCCTGACCACTGCCCCCACCACTGAATAGCACAATCGCGCGGGTGTAATCTTCACCTCGATCATCCAGGGTAATGCTCTGTACTTTGCCATTCACAATCGTGGCGATAGCATTGGCTCCGCTACCATCGCCCGTGATCGTGACCGTGGGTGCTTCGCTATAGCTGAACCCTGGGTTATCGATCAGAATATCATCAACACCAGTGAAGGAATTCGGGGCCTCATCGATATACGCCAACCGCAGGACATTCAGAGTATCATAGATATAGAATCCCGTAGAAGTCAGGATATCATTGACTCCACCACGATGCAATGAGAATCCGAAATCGATATTATAGTTTCGTGTTTCTTCCAGTGTGGGGGTGAAACGTTTCTGGAGTGTCACGGTCACATGGCTGCCTGTGATTGAGCTGTTGGTATCATCGATATTACGTTCCAGACGAGAGGGAATCATCATGCCGCCAAACTTGTTAAACTCGGTACTCATGTAATTTAAAATCTCAGTCCGAACTAGAGCAACCATCTGTGCATTCGTGAGTGTGGTCGCCCGTTCCACATAATGAAAATTGGCCTTCAGGAGTACAAACAAATAGTCTGGATCAATGAACTGTGGTGTAATCGAGACAATCGTATAGGGTGTGACCAGATCATCCAGAATCCGCTGCTTCTCGGTCTCATTGATAAACGAGCCTGCGGTCAGAAGATACGACAAGAACACTTTGCCATAGACGGGAGGTTTGTTTTCTTCCCCACCCCAGACCGCCAGGCTCTGAATTGCAGGATACTTAGTCAATAGGAGCGTTTCATAGTCGCTCGCCGTGACCATTCGATTCTGTGCGGTATAGGCTAATGGGGCTCGGTAGCGAATGGAGGCCAAACTTTGCCGTTCTGCTCCCCCCGCTGCGGCAGAGACAGTCTCAATACTCACATTCGAGAATCCACCAATACTGCCTGTGCTGAAGGTATTGGCATAGTTGGCCGCATCACCATCCACGATTAAGTAGTTAATCAGAATCACATTGCCATTCGAGAGAGCTTCCCCCACCACGCCATCGCCAAACCGAATCTTATACTGTTCATCAATCCCAGTGGTCAGGAAGTAGACCTTGGAATCACTGTTCACCTCAGTAATATCATCGGCTCGGGTATAGACCGCCGAGGACGTATTGACCTGCGAGACCTGCACTTCCACCAGCAAGGTATCAGTATCGGCCTTCTCGTTCAGAATATCAAACTCTGCCGAGGGATTGCTAGTGGCATTGTACAAGGTCGTGGTCGTTTGTGTCTCACCCTGCTGAATCGTGACATTAGAAAACAGAAAGACCCCATTCTCTTTTTGAATCGTGTGGGCCTCAGTGTTGGTGAAAGAATAGGTGACGCCATCAATGGCCTTGGCCTGGAAGACTTGGTAGCGATCCAAGAGTAAACTCGTCTGAGTATTGCCGCCAGGTGGCGTCACCGTAATATTAACAACGGCAGTCGCACCTTGTTCAGAGACTGGTACATAATTCAATTTCTTGGCATGGGAGAACACGGAATCTCGAACAATCGCCGTGTCAAGAAACATCTCGTTGGCTAACATATTTAAGTAATAAGCATTATAGTGGGTATTGTACGCCAGCAGATCAAGCAGAACAGCCAGGCCCGATCCCTCGAAATTGTAGTCTCGAAACGTGTTCTGACTCTGAAGAAAGGTTTTCAGGTTTTGTTTGATTTCCTCAAAGTCCAGTTCCGTGATGCGTAATGGCGTACTCATAAGACTCCTATCGAATCCGTTCTAGTAAAAAGGTGACAGTGAAGGGCATGGGAAAAATATCAACAAAGAAATCTAGAAACACTGAATACGCATTTTCATCCTCCTGCGCGGTCACGCGAATCTCGTTGACTGTGGCACGAGGTTCAAAGTTCTCAATGGTCTCCTGGATGAATCGTCTGATTGATTCTTCCGTCTCATGTGTAGCATTCTCGAACAGAAGTTGTCGAATATTACACCCTAGTTCTGGATGAAAGGGCCGCTCATAGTGATTCGTCATGACCAGATTATAGACTGATCGAACCACAGCCTGAGCATTCTGCAAGACCGTGACATCACCCTTGATCGGATGAGCCAGAAAGTTGAGATCGAGGTCTTGGTAGACAAGTTCAGCCATGATAGTATTTAGTTAATCACTGTCAGGAATTTCCAGGCCGCTAAAGTTAATGGGCGCCTGCAGTTTTTTCAAGAAATCTGGCATTCCTGTTCGATTCATAATGAACTGGGCACAAGGGTCCTCCATGATAGCCGAGAAAACTGTCCCCAGGGCAGCATTCTTTAATTGTTCTACCGCAGTAGTAAAAAAGTTGCTATCCTTGGTGAGAATGGCTGACAGGAAATTCTTGGCATTCGACAGGGCATCATTGACTTCGGCAATCGTGGCCACACCTGCGGCAATACGTCCAATGACATTCCCAATCGCCCCTGTTTTTTCTCCCACATCTTCCTGTGAGAACAATCCCGTCGCGGCCCCAACAATATTCAGACACCCACTGGCTCCATCGAGCATATTGGCCATATTGTTCATACTGTTCCCAATCGAAACAATTTCCTCTAGACCTGGCGCATTGATACCCTGGCCTTTCAGCACACCTGAGAGACGGTCAGTATGCATCTTGAATGCTGAGATCCCAGCTTGAAGATCAGATATACTGGTTCCCGCTAAGAACGTGGTGGCGTCGTCCGCGCTAATTGAGGGAATGGTAAAATCACCTGTAGAAATACTAGTCAGCAGCGTTTGCATTTCCTCAACTTTAGTTGTCATTCCACCCATGACCGTATCCATTGGGTTCTGAAACAAATCAGCACGAGACTTGTCAATCAGTTCCCCAATAACACCCTTAGCTCGATCACTCAGACCCTGGGGCACAGTGGGAACAATATTCTCCAATTCACTTGATAATCCTGTCGGTAAATCGCTCGAACTAACAATTCCAAATGCCATCGTTATGCCTCACTTATACTGGTTGGTGAACCTTCTAAAATCGTGGATCCGCAATCAA